GTCATGGTCTACCACATCATCGCGAAGGGAACAGTCGACGAGCAGGTCATGAAGAGCCTGCAGAAGAAGGACATCACACAGAGCGCCCTGATCGGGATCCTGAAAGACAGGAAGCAGGGCTACAAGTAACAAGAAAAGGAGCAAGAACATGAAGAACACACTGACGGATCTGAACAACTACCTCTTCGAGCAGCTGGAAAGGCTGAACGATGACGAGCTGACACCGGAAGAACTGGATCGGGAGCTGCAGAAGACAGACTCCATCGTCAAGATCTCGGAGAAGATCATCGAGAACGGTGAGCTGGCCTTCAAGACCATGAAGCACCTGGACGACTACGGCTACCACACAGACAAGACAGCGGGCACGATCCCGCCTATGCTTACGACGGGGGGGGACTGGTAAAAAATGATTTATAAATATCCGGACGAGATCGAGGACTTCGTGAGAGAGTGGTCCCCGAAGATGAGAGACCAGGAGCTGGCGGCCAAGGTCAACGAGACCTTCGGCACCGACTTCACACCCGGACGCATGAAGGCATACAGAGGCAACCATGGCATCCGGAACTACAAGAAGCAGCTGTCCAAGGAGGAGTACTGGAAGTACCAAACAAAATATCCGCAGGGCATGTATGAATACATCCGCGACAACTCCTGGGGCGTGAGCTCCAAGGAGATGGCCGAGAGGGTCAAGGAGCTCTTCGGCTACGAGATGACACCCACCTGCATGAAGCAGTTCAGACAGAGGCACGGCATCAAGTCAGGCGTCACCGGATGGTTCAGAAAAGGCAGAGCACCTGGAACCAAGGGCAAGACCCTCGAGGAGATCTGCAAGAACGACCCGGAGAAGCTGGCCAGAGTCAGGGCGACCCAGTTCAAGAAGGGCGACAGACCGGTGAACGAGATGCCAGTCGGGACGATCGTGGTCAGCTCTGACGGCTACAAGCTGAGGAAGAAGCAGATGGAGGGGACCATCTGGGAGCGGTGGGAGTTCTTACACCGGGCAGTCTGGGAAGAGCACAACGGCCCTATACCTGAGGGCATGATGATCACCTTCAAGGACAGCAACAAGCTGAACTGCGACATCGACAATCTGATGATGATCACAAAAAGCGAGAACAGCGCCCTGACAAGATATGGCTACCGGTTCGAGGATCCGGATCTGACCGAAGCAGGTCTGGCAGTGGTGAGACTAAAGCAGGCGGCAGCCAAGAAGAGGAGGAGCAAGAAATGAAGCTGTACCTATCAGGCCCTATCACGGGCGTGTTGAACTATAGAGAAAACTTCCAGGAGGCTGTCACAAGGCTCAGGTGGGCGGGCTACACTGACGTGATCAACCCTGCAGAGCTGTGCTGTGTACTTCCTCCGGAGCATACGAAGTACGAGGATTACATGAACATCTGCATGGATATGCTGGCCAGTGCGGACGCCATCGTCCTGCTACCGGGCTGGGAGAAGTCCATAGGAGCGAACCGGGAGATCGGCTACGCCATGGGAACGGACAAGATCATCATCGATCTGGAGACGATGGTGGAGGGTAACGAAAAATAGCTGGAGGTGGAGGATGACGGACAAGGTCTACGAGTTTTTAGCCGCGCCAAAGGAGACGGCGGCCAAGATCAGGAGAAAAAGACGACAGAGAGCTGAGAAGCTGGCGGGGATGCTTCCGGGTGCTATCAGGTACGACCTGCCGAGAGTCCAGTCGTCGCCATCTGACCGGATGAGCCAGTCTGCTGCAGAGGTGGATGAGCTTGATCGGGAGATCGAGGAGCTCAAGGCACTGAAAAGACAGCAGCGTCAGGCGATCATCGACGTGGCCGAGTCCCTGGAGAATGAAGACGCGGGGCGCTGCATCGTCCTGCATTATGTTGACGGCCTGAAGTGGGCCGATGTGGCCAGAGCAGTGCACAGATCGGAGAGCACCGTCTTCAGATGGCAGCGGGAAGCAGTACAAGATATTGACGCAAAGTTTACATAAGCACAAAATAAAGTAAGCGATAAGTTGACATGACAGTCCCCTCAGTGCTAAAATGGCATTGTGGAAAAGTATGAAAAAGGAGCAGGAGCAGAGAGCCGGGCTCCTTTTTTGCAATTTTGAGGTGAAGAGATGGAGCACTGTGAACAGTCTGAGCAATATGCGAACATAGGCGCAGAGCTGATCCGAACAGTTCCGTCACTTCGCTGGATAGAAGAGAGCGAGATCTCCGTCGGGTATCTGACGAGCGACTTCAAGAAGCAGGCAAACGGGAAGATAGTGTTCGGCGAGTGCCGGAAGGTGCCGGCATGGGCGGCGCCGTTTATCCCCTACGACTTCCTGATCATAGTCTACGAGGTGAACTGCATGCTGTTCACGGACGAGCAGATCAGGATCCTGCTGCAGCATGAGCTTCTGCACATCGGACAGAGTGAGAGGGGCACGTTCATAGTTAAGCCGCACGACGTTGAGGACTTCCGGGAGATCATCGACGAGTATGGACTGGACTGGTCCCAGTAAAGGAGGCAGGCAAGAATGGCCAAGGGCAAGTACGAGTACTGGCGGACCACTGACGGCCTGATCTTGCTGCAAGGATGGGCCAGAGATGGCCTGACTGATGAACAGATAGCTCACAACATGGGGATCCGAAGGACGACCCTATACGACTGGAAGAACAAATACCCGGACATCAACGACGCCCTAAAAAAGGGCAAGGAGATCGTGGACTACGAGGTCGAGAACGCTCTCCTGAAGAGAGCCAAGCAGGGCGATGTGACTGCGCAGATCTTCTGGCTGAAGAACAGAAGGCCAGAGAAGTGGCGCGACAAGGTGCAGTTCACTGACGAGACAAGTCTGAAGAAGCTCGACTCCCTGATCGAGGCCATCGACAAGAAGGCGGCCAAGTCATGAGCCTGGACTTCTCTGAGAAGCAGCTCGACTACTGGCGAAACGCCACACGCCGGTGGAATGTGAAGACCGGAGCGACAGGTTCCGGCAAAACTTATTTAGATTTTTACCTGCTGCCGAAGCGGATCAGAGCCTGCAAGGGCCTCGGCCTGATCGTCCTGATCGGCAACACGAAGGGAACACTGCAGAGGAACATCCTGGACCCGATGCGTGACATATATGGCCCGGATCTGGTGGGTGACATCGGATCAGACAACACAGCCCCGCTCTTCGGCAAGAAGGTCTACTGCCTGGGAGCCGATAAGGTCAACCAGGTGGCCAGGATCCAGGGCGCGACTATTGAGTACTGCTACGGCGACGAGGTCACGACCTGGGCGCAGGAAGTCTTCGAGATGCTCAAGAGCCGACTCCGTACATCCCGGAGCCGCTTCGATGGTACGTGCAACCCGGCAGACCCTGAGCACTGGTTCAAGAAGTTCCTGGACTCCGATGCGGACATCTATCTGCAGCAGTACAAGATCTTCGACAACCCCTTCCTCCCTAAGGGCTTCGTCGATGAGCTGATGAAGGAGTACGCAGGCACGGTATATTATGACCGCTTCATCGAGGGCGAATGGGCGAGAGCTGAGGGCTTGGTCTTCAAGTTCTACGCCAACAGCGAGGAGCAGTTCCTCATCGATGACGATGAGATCTTCGAGCTCGATCGAGATGGTCGGATCAAGACCGACAAGAACAGCAGACCGATCCCGAAGGTGCACTTCACGAAGTTCGTCATGGGTGTGGACTTCGGAGGCAACGGATCGCAGACGACGATGGTCCTCTGGGGCTACATCGACGGGTACAAGAACTTCATCACGCTGGAAGAAGATGGGCTTCCGCTGACCGACGACATCGACAGCGAGGACATCTGCCAGAAGTGGCTGGCATTTTATAAACGCTGCATCGCCAAGTACGGACCAATCAACTGGATCTTCCCGGACTCGGCCAGCACGACGATGATCAACTCCCTCAGGAGCACCGCCAAGAAGAACGGGCTCCCGATCAACAACATCGCCGGATGCAGGAAGAACGAGGTCAGCGACAGACCGAGAACACTGAGCCGCCTGCTCAACAGTGGGCGCTTGAAAATACACAGACGATGCGAGAATGTGCGCAGAGCTTTCCGCTCCCTGGTGTGGGATCCAAAAGAACCGGACATACCAGAGGACAAGAACCTGGGAAACATCAACGACTGGTATGATGCGGACTGCTACTGCTTTTTAGACTTCGTCGAGTATATCGACTTAGAGAGATAGGAGGGCCCTGATGGACGACAAGACAAAAGTCACAGCGGCGATCGAGCAGCTCAAGCGGCTCGGCTTTAAGTATAACGACAACGCCCAGAACATCATCGAAGAGTGCGATCAGTGGTACACGAACGAGGAGACAGACTTCCACACCAGGAAGAACCTCAACGGCCAGGAGATCAAGCTCGACAAGCTGAACTTCGCGAAGAGGTGCTGCGCTGATGATGCGAACCTGTGCGAGATCGTGGAGATCAACGCAGGCGAGAGCGAGAACAAGTTCGACGGCGTTCAGGAGATCCTGGACGATAACCGCTTCGATGTGATGTACCGCAAACAGCTGGAGCGCCTGAGCGCTTCCGGAACCGTGGGCGCATACATCCGACTGGACAATGCGACGCTCCTGGACAATGGCAGCGTGACCGGTGGAGACATCCGGATCAATTACGTGAACGCCGCAGGCATCGCTCCGTTGACCGTGGAGAACGATGACGTCGTCGAGTGTGCCTTCGTAGGATCCGATCTGGTGAGAGGCAAGAACGAGCAGACCCTTGTGGTCTTTACGAGAGACGAGAAGGGCCTCTACTCAGCGGAGACCTTCGTCTTCGATGATCAGAACAGGGCCGTCGAGGAGAGGCACATCCTCATCCAGCTCGGAGACGTCAAGCCCTTCGCGATCATGAGGACCGCGGAGGTCAACAACCTGGACGACATGGAAGGCTACGGCCTGCCTAAGTTATACAACGCCATCCCGGCGCTGAAGGTCATGGATCTCTGCTGGAACATCCTCTTCGGCGACCTCTCAAAAGGTGACAAGCTGCTCCTGATCAATGAGCTCCTGGCCACCGTAAAGAAGGGTGAAGACGGCAAGCCTGAAATGACCGCAGAACAGAAGAAGCTGTTCATCCTCCTGGGCGAGAAGCTCCCGGATCAGAAGAGCCTGATCCAGGAATACAACCCGGAGATCAGAACCGGACAGATCAAGGAAGCGATGGAGCTTGCGCTCTCACTGCTCTCCATGATGTTCGGATATGGCACTAAGAAGTACACCTTCGAGAACACTCAGATCCAGACGGCGACCCAGTACATCGGAGAACGCCAGGACGAGATGCAGGAGCTCAACAAACAGAGAAAAGAGGCCACCGACTATATCGAGGGCATCGTTGAGGCGATCGTGTGGTTCTCCAACACATTCAAGGGCACAGCCTGGACAATGGACGAGGAGATCTGCATCGAGTTCGACGACAGCTACGTTGAGGACAAGGTCAGCAAACTGGAGCAGATGAGAGCCGACGCTCTCAGCTTCCCGGAGGTCAAGGAGTTCACGATCCAGTACGTGATGGCCCGCCTTAACTGTGAACGAGAAGAGGCGATCAGCTACATCAACGGCGTGGATCCGGATGCTGATGACGAGACGGAGGACTAACGCATGGCACTGACTGACGAACAGATCGAGAAGCTGGCCGATGACTACCTCGTCGGATTGTATCAACAGCTTGAGAAGAACGTCCTGCAGGACGTAGCGCGAAGGGTACGCAAGACCGGACGCCTCACAGAGACGGCTGAGATCATGGCCCGCGATATGCACGAGCAGGGCTTCTCCACTGCGAAGATCTACTCGGAAGTCATGAAGATATTAAAAGCCGACCCGGCCTACATGAAGGAAGTGGCCGAGAACACCAAGGCATACAAGCAGATGGTCACGGAGGAGATCAGGCAGACCGTGAAGGACGCCAAGGCAGCAGGCAATAAGCTGATCGCGGAGGCGGGCGACATGGCCTACAACAACGACCTCTCGATGTGGGAGCTGGCAGGCGCTGATCTGTCAAAGCCCAACAACATGACGCAGATCATCAACTCCTTCCAGAAGGATCTGAACGGTCAGCTGAAGAACCTGACCAAGACGACCGGCTTCAAGGGCACACAGCTCGGGACGACCGGAGTCATGAAGGCATACCAGAGATCGCTCGACACAGCTCTCCTGGAAGTAGCGACGGGCACGTTCTCCTTCGATGAGGCGTGCAACAGAGTCGTCAGAGAGATGGCTCAGTCGGGGCTCAGGTCCATCGATTACGCCTCCGGCCGAAGCTACCAGCTCGACACTGCTGCGAGGATGTGCGTGAGGACATCGACCAACCAGATGGCCGGAAGGATCACCGAGGCAAACGCCCGGAGCTCTGACTGCGACCTGGTCATCGTATCACAGCACGAAGGAGCTCGTGAGGAGCATGCCGAAGTTGAGAACCAGGTGTTCTCGCTCTCAGGCAAGTCCGAC